CTCCATGAAGCAAGGTTTCTGATAATCTTTTGTCAAAATTACCAAAATCCAAATCAAAACAATTTGGATGTTTATCAAGATGTTGTTTGATAAGTTTCCATCCTAAACCGTGTGGATTTACACCCACTGCGTGGTTCAGATTGATAAAATTCCTGCAATACGCTTCTTTGAAATTTCCAAATAATGCGGCATCACATATAATCTTGTCAATCGGAACGTTTGCAAAAACTCGAGTTCCCCCTGATTTTACCTTCGAAATCTTTAACAATTCGTCCTTCAATTTCGACACATAAAAAGAATAATATCTCTCACCTTTCTGCGCTCCTTTTAGCTTGCGCTTAAGACGCGTTTCCAAGCAAGATCCAGATTGATCCTTCTTCAATGTCAGAAAACCTTCATTGTTGTCAAGATAGTCACTCTTTTTAGTACAATTATTTAATTGATTCCATGGTTCTCCACAGGACTTGCGATCGTCAATTGCTTTCACATGTTGATTGTCAGGATGTCCGTTCAATCCAATTTCGATGACTTTGTCAAGATTGTCACCAACCTTGTGAATGTGCCCGATTTTCAGGGCCATTTCCTTTGATATGTGGTCGATACAAGTTTTTAAAATTTCTTCGTCCATCAAAGGAAGTTGTTCACACATTTTGCTGTTTTTGTCAAGCAGCAAACTCTTTTTCCCTTTCAAGTTTTTCGGGAGTTCAACTTCGATTCTTTCATCGTCAGCGTCCAACGGAGCGGGTTGTAATTGCTCCTCAAACTGGTCCACCCATGGGGCTTCTTTCCAACGAATTATAGAATTTGGGTTTGTTGGTCGTGTTGTCTTCATATACTTTCCTACAAATTTGACACATGGTCCTCTAGGTAAGTCAGTAGGTTCGCCAGCAACGATCAATTTCGCCCAACCATCTTCATTTCCGTGTTGTTCAACGATTGCTAAATCTTCTCGCGTCAAAATAGCACCGACCCAATTGCGTCCAAAAGCTCCCGCATGGAAACCAATGATCTTATTGACTTTTCTGTCATTACATGAAACTATCACTCCACCACAATCTCCTGGCCCTGCCAAATCATTTGTTATTCCAAGGCTCGAAACCTCAATATACTCTCGTGGTTGTTGTTCTTCATTAATAAGATATGATCGCTTTCCAAGAACGTTCACACGTCCTTTTGAAAAACCTTCAGATCTTGGTAAGAAAGACAAACATGTTTGATCACAAACCAAATCTTTCCAGATTTCCTCAGGAGCAACTTTCGTTTCCAATGACCTGAAAACTTCTTTGACAGAAGAAACATTCACAACTGGGACAAAAACTTGTTTTGAAACAAGATGATCTTTTAAATCATCTTTGAAATTATTCTTGCAATTCCAACATCACGTACTCTATTAACGTATACAACTTTACATACATTGTAGAGACGTTGACCTTTGTTTTTGTATCTCCAGAAACGAACGATATCTCCCATCTCATAATTATGAGCATTAAAGAATATGTATTCCTTATGACCCAAACCATGCGTAGATCTTCCCAATCGTTCTGTATCTAGTTCCTCGAGAGAAACTCGTGACATCCAAACTTGGTGATTTTCTTTCACGTAATTTACTAAATCAATAGCATCTTCTTGTCCATTTTCAAGAAGAACCTGACTTATTGTT